GATCGCTGTTGCCGAAGAAGCCCAAGGCCATGAGCCGCCAGAAGATCGACGGAGTGGATGCCATGATCAACGCCCGCGCCCCGATGATCATTCCCGGCGACGAAACCGCGCCTGCGGCGCTGGAATACACGGGGCTGTAATGGACCTTCGCAGCACCATTTCACGCTGGCTGGTGGGTGCCGATCAGGCGCAATCCGGCGCGCCTTCGGCATCGAGCGAACTCACCGATCCGGACAGCGGGACCTTCTGGGCACTGTCCGGCACGTCGGGCGCAAGCCGCGTGGCGGTGAACGAACGCACCGCAATGTCGCTGCCTGCGGTGCTGCACGCCATGGAAATCCTGACCGGCGTCTTCGCCATGACGCCGATGATCTACTATCGGCGGACCGGAGACGGGAAAGAGCGCGCCGAGAATTCACAGCTGTTCACGCTGTTCCACGATCGCCCGAACGACGCGCAGCCGATCTTCCTGTTCAAGGAAGTAATCCTCGGCGACATGCTGATGGCCGGACAGTTTGCCAACTTCGTCCACCGCGACGGGATGTTCCGGCCCAAGGCGCTTTCCCGGCTCGATCCGCGGATGGTGCATCCGGCGAAGTTCTGGGACCGGGAAGACGGGCTCGAACTGTTCTATGACGCGCAGCTTCCCGATGGTTCTTCCGGCCGGTTTACGCGCAGCGATATCTGGCACGTGCCCGGCTTCAGCCGCGACGGGCTTCTTGGGGTCAATCGGGTGCGCCTGCTGGACGACATGCTGGGCAGCGCGGTCGCGGCGGGGGAATATGCCCGGCATTTCTGGGAGAACAACGCCCAGCCCGCCACCCTGCTGAAGACGAAGGGGAAGGTTAACCCCGAGGACAAGGCCAAGCTGAAGTTCGATTGGAAGCGGATGTTCGGCGGCGCGCGCAAGGCGGGCGAAGTCGCGGTGCTCGACCAGGAAATGGATGCCACCACGCTGGGGGCTACCAACCGGGACAGCCAGTTCGTCGAGGTTCGCGCGTTCAACGTGGTGGAGGTGGCCCGCGCCTTCGGCGTTCCGCCGCATCTGCTTTACGAGCTGTCGCGCGCGACATTCTCGAACATCGAACAGCAAAGCCTGGAATTCATCATGTATTCGATGATGCCGCATTACGAGCGGGTGGCCAGCGCCGCCACGCATTACTTCGCCGAGCCGGGGCACTTCTTCGAATTCCTGCCCGACGCGCTGCTGAAGGGTGACGTGAAGACGCGCTGGGAAGCCTACAAGGCTGCGCGCGAGGTCGGGGCGATGAACGCTGACGAAATCCGGCGGCGCGAGAACCTGCAGCCGATCGGCGGCCGCGCGGGCGAAGACTACTGGCGTCCGGCCAACATGGCTGTTTCGGGCGAAGACAACCCTGCCCCCGCCGGGGCCGGTCAGGGGAGCGAGTAACATGACGAAACCGAATGGCCGCGTGCTGGCGGCAATCCGTTCGCAGCCCTGGGCAATCATGCCCGAATACATGGACGCGATCGAGGCGATTGCCGTCCGCGCGCTGGATCACCCTTCGGTGATCGGGGTGGAGGTTGACGGGCACCGTGAGCGCATGGCCGAAGCGATCGCCGAAATGGGCGCGCCGTTCCCCGGTGCGCGGTCCGCCGCGATCCGCGACGGCGTGGGTAGCCTGCCCCTGTTCGGCCCGGTGTTTCCGCGCGCCAACATGATGACCGAAATGTCCGGGGCCACGTCGCTGGCCGCGCTGGCGGCGGACTTCCGCAAGCTGGACGCAAGCCCGGAAGTGCGGAACATCCTGATCGTGGCGGACAGCCCCGGCGGGGTGATCACCGATGTGCGCGCCTTTGCCGCGCTGGTGGCCGGGGCACAGACGCCGGTGACCGTGTTCGTGTCGGGCCTGTGCTGCAGCGCCGCCTATCACATTTGCAGCCAGGCGCGGCAGATCATCGCCGATCCCTTTGCGCTGATCGGATCGATCGGGGTTATGATGGCCGGGACGGTGCAGGAAGCACCCGATCAGAGCGGCAACCGCACGGTGGCCGTCACCAGCTCGAACGCGCCGGACAAGCGCCCGGACCTCTCCACCGAGGAAGGGCAGGCAAGGGTGCGGGAAATGATCGACGGGATCGAGGAAGTGTTCCTGTCGGATGTCGCGCGGGGCCGGAAGGTGCCTGTTTCCACCGTGAAGCAGGATTTCGGGCGCGGCGGAACGAAGTCTGCACGGCAAGCCAGGGAAGCCGGGATGATCGACCGCGTGGAGGCCGGTGGCCTTGACGCGGTGCTTCGCCAGCTTGCCGGGCCGCGCCGTGGAGCAACGCCAAAGCGAGCGGCTGCGGCACACGAACTGGCGCATATTCGCGCTCAATCCCTCAAGTAAAGGAGTGAAGACTATGCGCATTTCCGCGCTCAAGCAGTCGCTGGCGGCAACCGTGGCCAGCATGGAAGGCATCATCGAAGGTGCCGTTGAAACCGTCACTGCCGAAGACGGCAGCGAAGGCAGCCAGCCCCGCGATCTGACCGCCGAGGAACAGGCGCAGTTCGATGCGCTGAAGACCAAGGCGACCGGCCTGCAGGCGCAGATCGCCCGCGAAGAACAGGTGCTGGCGCTGAAGGCGTCGGCGGCTACCCCGGTGATCCTGGGCGGTGGCACCGCGCCGGGCACCGTGCACGCTGAGCCGAAGGAAAAGCCGCAGCCGGGCGTGATGGTGGCGCGGATCGCGCAGGCCGTGGCGATCGGTGGCAGCGATCTGCGCGCCGTGGCCCATGCCGCCGAGGGCCTCTACGGTTCCGAAATGGGCCAGATCGTCGCCAACATGGAGCAGAGCACCACGACCAAGGGCGGGTTCCTGGTCGATGAAGCCTATTCGTCGGACTTCATCGACATCCTGCGCCCCCGCGTCGTGATGCGCCGCATGGGCGCACGCTCGATCCCGATGCCTGACGGCAACCTGACCACGCGCCGGAAGACCGCTGGCACGAGCGCCAGCTACATCGGCGAGCGTCTGCCTGCCCCGGCGACGGCTGCGACTGTCGATCAGATCAAGATGTCGGCCAAGCGCCTTACCGCGATCGTGCCGATCACGAACCAGCTCATTCGCCGGGCCTCGCTGAACGTCCAGATGATGATCCGGGACGATCTGATCGAGGGCGTTGCGGTGAAGGAAGACCAGCAGTTCCTGCGCGGAACCGGTTCGACCACCGCGCCCGCTGGCCTTCGCAACCTGATTGCCGTTGGCAACGTCATTCCGGCCAACGCCACGGTCAACCTGGTGAATGTCACCAACGACCTCGGCAAGCTGCGTCTGGCGGTCCTGAACGCCAACATCCCGATGACCCAGTGCGGTTACATCATGAGCCCGCGCACCATGCTGTTCCTGGAGAACCTGCGCGACGGCAACGGCAACAAGGCCTTCCCGGAAATCGCGGAAGGGCGTCTGGGGATGTATCCGATCGGCGTCACCACGTCGGTTCCGGACAACCTGGGCGCTGGCACGAACCAGTCCGAAATCTACTTCGGCGACTTCGCCCAGTTCATGATCGGCGACACCGAACAGATCGCCATCGCGGCTTCGGACGTTGCGGCCTATGACGACGGCGGCACGATCCGCGCGGCGTTCAGCAATGACGAAACTGTGGTGCGCGTGATCGCCGAGCACGACACGCAGGTTCGTTACGACACCGCCTTCGCGGTGCTGACCGGCGTCACCTGGGCGATGTAACCTGCGATCCGGCGGGGCGGGCCTGATGGCCTGTCCCCGCTGGTGACCTTCCAGTCATTCAAGGGGAAGTCCTATGAAAGCTATCAAGTTCCTGATGCCCTACACCGTGGGCGCGCTCTACGGCGAAGGCGAAGTGGCGGGGTTCGACGATGCGATTGCCGCCGATCTGATCGAGCGCAAGATTGCCGAAGCGGTCAAGCAGGGCAAAGCCGACACCAAGGCCGACGCTGCGAGCTGACGCGGCATCCGATCCTCTCTCCCTCCCTCGCGCCCGCAGATCAAACCGTCCCTGATCTGCGGGCGCACCCTTTTGTTCGGAGCTTCCCATGAGCCAGATCGACAACTTCAACGGGGTGGCCGGGGACACGCTAATCGGATCGTCCGTCAACCCCTATGCGATAGTGCCGCACGATACGGACCCGCTGCCTGTGGTGCCGAAGGCCATCTATGTCGGCACCGCTGGGGATGTGGTGCTGCGCGGTATCGGTGCCGCTGCCGATGTGACCTTCAAGAACTGCCCTGCCGGGAGTGAACTCATGGTTCGCGCATCGCACGTGCGCGCCACCGGCACGACCGCCAGCGATCTTGTCGCGTTCGGCTGATCGCCCCCAGCTTCACCATCCAGCGAAAGGTTCACCATGAGCCAGATCGATAACTTCAAGGACGCCGCCGGAGACATGCTGGTCGCTTCCAGCATCAACCCCTATGCGATAGTGCCGCACGATACGGACCCGCTGCCCGTAGTGCCGAAGGCCATCTATGTCGGCACCGCCGGGGATGTGGTGCTGCGCGGTATCGGTGCCGCTGCCGATGTGACCTTCAAGAACTGTCCGGCTGGTTTCATGATCGTCGTGCGGGCCGCGCACGTGCGTGCCACCGGCACGTCCGCCAGCGATCTTGTCGCCCTGGCCTGATCATGGCCGCTGTCACGCCCGCCGATCAGGCGAAGGCGCAGAAGCTGGCCAACTATGACCGCCAGATCGAACGGCTGCAGCGCAAGCTGGACAAGCTGGTAGAACACCGGATGAACTTCGTCGCGGAATGGGGCGCGCTTGGCGCGTCGAAGCATCTGCCTGACGATTTCAACCCGCTGCGCGCCGTCGAAGCCTGGCTGATCGAACACGGCGTCAAGCCCGCCGTCTTCGGGCGGCGCTACTTCAACGATCCGCGCTTCGTGTTCGACTTGCGCAAGGGCCGGAAGCTCAACGCGCTGAACCAGCGCAAGGTCCGGCTGATCACCAGCAAGCCGCCACGGGAGGGCTGACAATGCCAGACGGGCTGAATGCCACTATCGGGCAGGGCGCGGCTGGCCTGCCCCAGAATTTCGAGCTGGCGGCGGGCAGCGGCCTGATCCTGAAGATCACCGTGTTTGACGAAGCAGGCATCGCGGTTCCGCTGGCGGGGACGCAGGCAATCGTCTGGCGGCTGGGGCGCGATGCGCGCAGCCCGGCGGTGCTGTCCAAGGCGCTTGCCAATGGCGTCACCATCATCACCGATCAGGCGGCAGCGGGGCAGGCCAATTGCGGGCGCGTGGACGTGACGATCACGCCCGCCGAAAGCGCGGGTTTGGTGGGGGAGTATCTCCACGAATGCCGCCTGACAGACGCAGCCGGGCAGGTGGCGCGGATATTCTACGGGCGCGGCTTCGTCGCGCGCGCCCTGCCTGAAATGGAGCCGTGAGCATGAGGCAGGGAACCATCGTCACAGTGCGCCCGCAGGGGACGGCGCTGTCCGTGTTTGAAGCCAAGCGGCAGCTTCGCATCGAAGCCGAAGACACCGATCAGGACGATCACATCGCCAGCCTGTGCGCTTCGGCGGGTTCGCACATCGAGCGCGAGCTGGGCTATCCGATCCTGCGCCAGACGCGCGAGACGCACCTGTCCTGCTTTCCGCGCGGGCCGATCTGGCTGGGTGGCGGCGATGCGCTGACAGTCCTGGAAATCCGCTACACGGACACCGCTGGCGCGGCGCAGGTGCTGGCACAGTCCGCTTACGCCGTCGATGCCGTTTCGCGCCCGGCCAAGGTCTATCCCGCGCCCGCCACGAGCTGGCCTTCGACTTCGCCCGTTCCGGGCGCGGCGGTGGTGAAATGGCAGGCGGGGTGGGAAACGCCGGCCGATGTGCCCGACGATCTGCTGCACGCCATGAAGCTGCTGGTGGGCCACTGGGACCAGAACCGCGAAGCGGTGGTGGTGGGATCGATCAACAGCGATCTGCGCGTGGCGCTCGACGATCTGCTGTCCCCCTTTCGCCTGCCGTTTATCGCCTGACGGAGCGCGCCATAATGAACCTTTCGCATCAGGTGGGCGAGGCTATCGCCCGCGCGATCCTGCAGGGCGGTGATCCGGACAGCATTCTTTCCGGAGCCGACCCGGCGAGCACTTGCACCCGCGCCCACGAAGCGCCCTGCCGCTTCCCGAACGGGCAGCCGGGCCTTTCGCATCAGATCGAGCTGACCTTTATCCTGGCGCAAACCGCCGCGATCGAGGCGGCGCGCGTGGGAAGCGCGATTGCCGCCCGGATCGGGACGGCGCTGGAAGAAGATAGGGTCCGGCTGGCGGGCTATCTTGTCCTTGAAGGGACGGTGGACGCGCTGGTGATCCATATGGACCGGGCGCGCGGGCTCGCCTTCGTCCGGCTGCAGATCACCGCCCTGACGATTGCAGAGCAATGAGGCTGGGGAAAATGCACCGGCGGGTCACCATCCGCCAGAAGGCCGCGCCCACGCGCAACGCCATGAACGAACCCGTCCAGGTGTGGGCCACGCTCGGCAGTTTCTGGGCAGAGGAAGACGAACGCCGTTCCAAAGGCATGGAAAGCGTCGAGGCCGGGCAGGTGCGCGCGCAGCTCCACCGCGTCTGGCGACTGCGCTGGACCGAACGCACCGCGCGGATCGGGCCGCTTGACCGGGTGCTGTCCGGCGGGATCGAGTTCGAAGTCACCAGCGCCACCGAACTGGGCAGGCGCGCCGGGATCGAGATTGTGGCGATCGGTCCGGTTCCGGCCTGACGCGGAAGGGAAGCGACAATGGAAGTCAAGACGCTGAAGCCCCACAGCAACCCGCGCGGGGACAGCTTCCAGAAGAAGGCGGGCGATGTCTATCACCTGCCCGAACACGAGGCTGCCGGACTGATCGCCGCCGGGCTGGTCGAGCTGGTGGAAGACACGACCCCGCAGAAGTGGAAGATCAGCCGTGGCAAACCGCGTCACGATTGACGGCCTGCGCGAGCTGGAAGCCGCGCTCGCCAATCTGCCCAAGGCGACCGGAAAGAACGTCCTGCGCCGGGTGCTGAAGAAGGCTTCGGCGGGGACTGTAGCCGACGCGCAGGCCAAGGCCCCGCGCGACACCGGCGGCCTTGCCCAGTCCATCATCATCGGCACGAAGCTGAACGGCAGGCAGACCAGTCTGAACCGCAAGCAGTCCGGGAGCCATTCGGCGGTCGAAATGTTCATCGGCCCCTCCTATGCCAAGGGCAAGGGCGGGCGGCACGGCCACCTTGTCGAATTCGGGACCGTCAAGATGCCCGCGCAGCCCTTCATGCGCCCCGCGTGGGACGCGAACAAGGACGGCGCGCTTCGCTCGATCGCTGACGATCTGGGCACGGAAATCGAAAAAGCGGCCGCGCGGCTGGCGCGCAAGGCGGCCCGGCTGGCGGCGAAAGGGTAGGCCATGGAAGAAGCCCTGATCGCCCGCCTGCTGGCCGCAGCGCCGCTGACCGCGCTGGTCGGCAACCGGATCAACTGGGGCCTGCGGGTTCAGGGCGAGCCGCTGCCCGCGCTGACGCTGGCGAATGTCTCGCCCGGGCGCAGCTATACCTACAAGGGCGCGGCTGGCCTGTCCGGCCCGCGCGTCCAGTTCGATGGCTATGCCGCCGATTTCCTGACCGCCAAGGCGATTGCCCGCGCGCTGATCGCCGCGCTCGAACAGCCCGCGACTGTCGCCGGGATCAGCTTCGCGCCCGCGTTCCTCGATGCCGAGCGCGGCCCTGACACCGAAGAACTCGGCGGCGGCCTGCGGGTCGAGCGCGTCAGCCTCGATTTCTTCATCTGGTTTTCACCCGCCGCGTGATCCGCCCACGCGCCGGTTTTCAAAGGAGAATGGACTATGGCCGGAGAAAGCATTGGCTGGGGCGCGCAAGTGTCCATGATGAACGACGCAACGCCTGCGGTTCTTACCGAGCTGGCGAACGTCTTCAACATGACGCTGCCGAACCCGCAGGTCGAAGACGTTGAAGTCACCCACTACAAGAGCACCAACCGCGAACGCGAATACATCGCGGGGCTGATCGAGAATGGCGAAATCCAGATCGAGATGAACTACGTCGCGGGCAGCGCCACGGATCTGCTGATCACGGCGGCCAAGGCGGCTGGCACCGTTCGCCAGATGGAAATCGTGGTGCCCACCACGGTGGGCGCGTCGAAGAAGTGGAAGTTCACCTTCCCCGTCTATGTGAAGGGCTACGAACGCGCGATCCCGCTGGATGACCGGCTGACCGCCGTGATGACCGTCAAGGTCGCTGGCGCGGTGACCGAAGCGGCGGGGACCTGATCATGGCGGAAAACGGGTTGACCCGGTTCGAGGCGCAGGGACAGGGCTGGTCCCTGCGCTTCGACATCAATGCCTTCTGCCGGATCGAGGACGAACTGGGCATCCAGAGCGTGGCCGAGTTCCAGACGGTGCTGAAAGAGAACCTTTCGTTCCGCAAGCTGCGGACGCTGTTCGCCTGCGGGCTTTCGCCCACCGCCACCGCACAGCAGGCTGGCGACATCATGGCCGAAATCGGCCTTGAACGCGCCACCGCGATGCTGACCGATTGCATCCAGGCGGCCTTCCCCACCGGGGAGAGCAAGTCGGGAAACGCGGGGGCGGGGAAGGCAAAGCCGACGAAGCCGTAGGCTGGAACTGGCTGGAGCTGCTGGAACAGTGGTGCGCCGGGGGCCTTGCCCCCGATGCCTTCTGGACCCAGACCCCGCGCACGCTGGACGCGGTGCTGTCCGGCCTCGCCGAGGCGCGGATGCAGCAATACGAGCTGGCAATGTTCAGCGCCTGGCGAACGGCGGCCTTCATGCGGGCGGGCAAACTGCCCCAGCGGGTGCCTTCGATCCGCAAGCCCCAGCGCCGCGCCACCCCTGACCGCCCGCAATCCTCGGAAGAAGTCCTGTCGATCATGCGCCAGCTCGTGGCGATGACGAACAGGGCCACGCCTTCCACCCCTGAACCCCCGAACGAACCGGAGTAAACCGCCATGGCCGGAGCTGTTGTCGGCGCGCTGCGCGTCACGCTTGGTATTGACACCGCCGCGTTCGAGGAAGGGCTCGGCATCGCCCAGAAGCGTCTGAACGCGGCGGGCAAGAAGATGCAGGAAGTCGGCGAGAGCATGGCGGCTGTGGGCAGCAATCTGTCCGTGGCCGTCACTGCGCCGTTGCTGGCGGCTGGTGCCGCGGCGGTGCAGGGCGCGCAGGCGCAGGCGCAGGCCATGGCGCAGGTGAATGCCGCGCTGGAAAGCATGGGGCCGGTGGCAGGCCGCACCGCAGAGCAACTGCTGGCGGCCTCCGACGCCATGGAAATGAACAGCCTGTTCGACGGGGACGAAATCCTCTCGAAGGTGACGGCCAACCTGCTGACCTTCGGCAATGTCGCCGGGGAACAGTTCGACCGGGCGCAGCAAGCCGCGCTTGATCTGTCCACCCGCATGGGCACCGATCTGCAATCGTCGGCGCTGCTGGTGGGCAAGGCGCTGAACGATCCGATCAAGGGCCTTACTGCGCTTGGCCGCACGGGCATCCAGTTCAGCGAAGACCAGAAGGCGGCCATCAAGGCGATGGTCGAAACCGGCAACACCGCCGGGGCGCAAAGCATCATACTGGGCGAGCTGGAACGCCAGTTCGGCGGCGCGGCGCAGGCGGCGGCGGACACCAGTCCGTGGCGCAAGGCGCAGGTGGCCATCGGGCAGGCGGGGGACAAGATCGGCGAGGCGCTGCTTCCCGTGATCGAGAAGGTTTCGGGCTTTGTCGAGAAAGCGGCGAACGCCTTCAACAATCTGTCGCCGGAAACGCAGACCATGATCCTTGCCTTTGCCGGGATTGCCGCCGTGATCGGGCCGGTGCTGGTCGTGCTGGGCACGCTGGTTTCGTCGATCGGCGCGCTTGCTCCCGTCTTTGCCCCGCTGGTTGCCCTTATGGGAAAGGGTGGCCTTGCGGGCGTATTCACCGCGCTGGGCGCGGCGATTGCGCCGTTCCTCGTTCCCATCGCTGCCATCGCGGCGGCTGGCGCGCTGATCTATGCCAATTGGGACAAGATCGCCCCGGTGCTCGAACAATTACGCGAGAAGTTCGTGGCGGTGATCGGCCCCAAGATCACGTCGCTGATCGAGACGGTGAAGACAACGCTGACAGAGCTGTGGAACGGCCCACTGGGCGAAATGATCCGCACCGTGATCGACTGGCTGGGCCAACTCGGCGCGGCGTTCCTTCAGTATCTGGGGGAACGGATCATCGCGGTGGTTTCCGCGCTGGTTTCCGCCGTCGAAAGCGGGTTCAAGATCGTCGGCGACGTTTTCGAGATCGTGTCCGGCCTGTTGACCGGGGACTTCGCGCGCGCGTGGGAAGGCCTCAAGTCGCTGGTTGGCAACGTCATCGAGGGTGTCGTCAACATCTTCAAGAGCCTGTTTCCCGAAACCTCCAAGGTGATCGGCGAGCTGATCGACGGCTTTTCCACCTGGTTCGGCAATCTCGCCACCCGGATGGCGACCTTCGGGCGCAACATCATCGACGGGCTGGTGAACGGCATCAAGGCTGCGCCCGAAGCCGTCTGGCGCGCGCTCAAGGACGTGGTGCTGCGCGGGGTGGAGAATGTCCGCGAAATGCTGGGCATCGCCTCGCCGTCCAAGCTGTTCATGGAAATGGGCGGCTTCGTGTCCGAAGGCATGGCGCTGGGGATCACCGGCGGGCTGCCGCAGGTGGAAAGCGCGATGGACAAGCTGGGCAGCACCGTGGCTGACCGGCTGGGGGCGATGGCGCCGGGGCAGGGCCTGACGATCGACGCGGCCTTCGACGGCGAAGCCGTGGGGCAGGCCGGGGCCGAGGCTGGTTCGCAGCTCCGGGACACCTTCCGCCAGACGTTCGCGGACGGGATCAAGGCCGCGCTCGACGGCGATCTCGGCGGGTTCCTGGAACAGACCTTCAATTCGATCTTCGACAATGTGACCCGCAACCTTGCCGATGCTCTCGCCAATGCGCTTGGCGGGCTGTTCGGCGGCGCGGGCGGCGGCGGTGGGCTGGGCGATGTGCTGGGCGGCATTATCGGCGGCATCTTCGGCGGATCGCCCGGCTTCGCGCTGGGGGGCAGCTTCACCGTGGGCGGCCGTCCGGGCCGCGATGCCAACCTTGTCGCCTTCCGCGCCACCAAGGGCGAGCACGTCGCCATTTCCCGCAGCGAGGCAGAGGCCGGGGGACCGGGCGGCGCGGGCTTCGCAATCGGGGCTGCGCCAGTGGTCAACATCACCCAGAACATCGACGCCACCGGGGCCGATCCGGCAGCAATCGCAAGGCTCAACAGCAAGCTGGACCAGATGAACGCGGAACTTCCCTCCACCATTGTCCGCACCGTGCAGGATGCGAGCAACCGCCGCGTGATCAACGTGGGGGCGCGCTGATGATCCTGACCCTGCCCGAAACCCGGATCGGCTACACCGCCATTTCCTTCGAGCCGGAGCGCGTCGATTACGGCGCGCCCGAGGCCAGCGGGCGGCAGGGCGGCGTTCAGGCGGGCTGGCCGCTGTGGTCCGCCCGGTTCGAAATGGACCGCAACACCGCCGAAGACGCGGCGCTTCTGCGCGCTTTTTTCGCGCGGCTGCGCGGGCGCATCCGGCGGTTCTACTGCTGGGACCTGTCGCGCCCGTTTCCGCTCGCCTACCCGAACGGCTTTGCCGGGCTGACCCGCGCCGGAACCGCCACCGCATTTGACGGCAGCGCCACGAGCTGGTCGCAGGCGATCAACAGCGCGGGCGATGCCCTGATAACGCTGAACGGCCTTCCGGCGGGCTTCCCCATTGCCGTGGGCGATTACATCGGCCTCAAGTGGGACGCGGCTGGCGCATCGGCGGGGAGCTTCGAGCGCCGGACGGTGGCGCGCGCTGTCCTGCCTGCCACCGCCACCGCAGGCGGGCAGGCGCAAGTTACGGTCGAACCGCCGCTGAACACCGGGCTGGTCCCGGCTGGCGCAATCGCCCACCTCGATAACCCGCGCTGCGTGATGCAGCTTGTCCCCGAAGAAAGCAGCCTCGGCATGATCGGCACGGCGGCGTGGATGACCGGCGGGACCGTGCTGGCCATTCAGGACCTGCGGGCATGAAGACCCTGGCACCCGCCGCGCTGGCCGCGCTGGAAGACGGCACCGCGATTGTCGCGGGCGCGGTGGAAATCGCCTGCGATCCGATCGTTCGCGTCTGGAGCGGCTGGCACGAACTCACTTTCGACGGGCGCACCTTCGATCCGGTGGGGGACCGGGGGCTGGTTCAGGTCACCGGCGGCGCGCTGGGCGATGCCGCACAGAACATCACCCTCACCCTGTCGGGCATCGATCCCGAAACGCTGGCGCTGCTGGACGCGGACGGGCTTTCCGGCGCGCCTGCGGTGCTGTGGCGGCTGATCTTCGATCAGAGCGGCAACACTCTGCTGGACTTCCACGTCTGGGCGCGCGGGCGGCTGGACACGATCGAGCGGGACGAGGAAATCGGCGGCAGCGCCGCGATCACCGCGCAGCTCGAAACGGCGGCCAAGGGGCTGGGGCGGCGCGGCGCGCGGATGCGTTCGGATGCAGATCAGCGCCTGATCGATCCGCTCGACGGCTTCTTCAAGAATGTCTCCTACGCGGGCGAAAAGACGCTTTACTGGGGCGGTCGCCGCCCCGCGCGGGCCGGGACCGCGCTGCCTGGAACCGGCGGGGGCGGCGGCGGCGGCGGCTTCGGCAGCGGCGTGTTCGACGTGGTGCAGCGGTGAGCCGCGATATTCCCGCCCTGCTGGCCCTGATCGAGGCCCGCTCTGCCTCTGCCTTCGGCTGGCAGCGCGGGCGCGACTGCGTGAGCTTTGCCGCCGCCTGCGCGCTCGCCCAGACGGGCCGCGATCTGCTGGCGGGCGTTCCCGGCTGGCGCAGCCGCAAGCAGGCACGCGCGATTGCCGAGGCTGAAGGCGGGCTGGAAGCCGCGCTCGATGCCCGTCTGGCGCGCGTTGCCCCGGCGCTGGCGCAGCGCGGCGACATCGCGGGCCTGCCTGATCCGCTGTTCGGCCTGCGGCTGATGGTGATCGAGGGCGCAACGCTGGTGGGGCCGGGCGCGCGCGGGCTCGAACGGCTGCCCCGCTCGGCGATGACGCTGGCCTGGTCGATCCTGCCCGCTGCTGACGGAGCGCCGTCCGATGGCTAGGGTCGTCCGCGCCGTCGTTTCGATCGGGGCCAGCCTCGCCGGGGCGGCAATCGGCTTTGCCATCGGCGGCCCGATCGGGGCCACCATCGGCGCGGCGCTGTTTTCGGCGGGCGCACGGGCGCTGCTGGGGACACCCGGTGGCCCGCGCCGGGCAGCGGCAGCGGCAACCCTGCAGATCGGCGAGCAGCCGAGGCAGGCGATCTTCGGGCGGGCGGCTGTGTCCGGTTCGCTGGTCGATGCCTTCAACTACGGCGGGAAATACGGCACCGACTGGGAAGTGCTGGTGATCGCGCTCGCCGATCATCGCTGCGATGCGCTGGAAGGCTTCTTCGTCGATGATCGCTACATCGCCTTCACCGGCGACGGCAACGTGGCGGGCTTCA